CGAAACAACATCGGCATTAGGATCTTGGAACAAACCAACATCACCCGCGGTGTTGATAACCGCACCTGGACCCTTCGATGCGCCGGAACCCGAAAATGCTTTCAAAGCGTTGGGAAGAGCATCGAGAGCATCGGTGTAATTGAATGGTTGTGCTCCCATTGCCGCGTGAAGTGCCTTAGTGGAATCAAAAGAAGCGCAATAATCAACATTAGCATCCGGTTGACACACGAAAACTAGTTCTTTGCATGGATGGTTAAAGTTCAATTTGATTTTATTAGACGAAGAACCAACGGATTCATCACCTGTGAATTGTAGCTGTTCAATTAGATATTCATGAGGATTTTGTGCCATACGTCGTCGTTCATCAGTATCAAGGAAAACATAGTCAACATAAAGAGAAGCAGCAACCAACGATTGATTGTACGCATCCGTATCTTTCTTGCTGTCATCAATATCACTCCCTGCCACAGCCCACAAACATTCATCCAAAGGACGCAATTCCAAATTAATTTTGACTTCGTGGTATTGTAGAGCAATCAAGGGTAGAGCCAAACCGGGGTTACGGCAAAACCAGAATTGAAGTGGAACATATAACGTGGTTTCTGGAAGCGCTTTACGCGGAGCACAGGTTGCGGCAGGTGCCGAACTATCACTACACGCAGACGCGACATCCGCATAACTGGGGTCAGTCAAGTAGGTAAGTTGACTCGTATTTCCAATCATCTTGTTGTAACCACGTTCTTGTTCAGAGGTAAGCGTTAGTTGATTCCAGATATGCATCCAATCGCCATATTGACGGTCGATGCGTTGTCCTCCAATTTCGACTTCAACCATGGAAATCATCTGTTCACCTGGACAATCCAACCAACGAGCGCGTCGGTCCTTCGCGGCGTTTTGTCCGATTTCAGGCAAAGTAACCTGAAGATAAGTGCGGTATGCAAGGTCACCATTACGGGAAACCGTGCATTGTACACGACGTCCAAAGTCAGCTTGACCGTTAAAAGTTTGTTCAATAGATTCCATCGAGAAGTTAGTGTGTCGTCTGTAAGTCACCTTCCAAAAAGTGATTTGAGGATTACCCGTTAGGTAAACATCTTGTGCGCCATAAGCTACTAGTTGCATTAATCCACCTCCCATTGTTATACTATTGCTAAAGAAAAAAAAAATGAAAATTAACGTAATATCCTCTTTTTTGTTTTATGATATCATATTAAAATTTTCTTTTACAAATTCAGTAAGGTAACTATCGGAAAATATTTCTTTTTTCCCCTCGTGGTCTTTCACAAAAATATATGAATCCCCCATCTTTTTTACCTCCCACCCATTTTCTAAAGCATTATTGATAAAATTCATTTTTAATATAAACTTTGTGTTATTGGTAAAACTAGTATTGTGTGTTATTATAGTTTCCATTGTAATATATTTATAAAATAAGTTGTTTATTTGAACATAATTGCTGTATCAATAAGAGTATTATTTAAGTTAATTACTAATTAAACACATGAAATTACTATAATTATATTCATGCCTGCGTTTAAACCTAAGGCCAATAAAAAATTTTTAACTAAAAAAAATAATAACATAACTTTAGACGGTAAACATGCGGAAATTATGAAAACATTTGATAATGATGATAATATCAATCTCCCTCTTTTAAAACAAGAAAAAAAATTACTCAAAGATAAACTTAAGTTAAATACATTATCCATACAAGAAAAATTAGATATTACCGACAAATTAACCAATATTACTGCTAAAATTACTAAATTAAAGTACAAAAAAAAAGAATATTTATTAGATAATTCTAAAAAAATATTCGATTATTTCGAAAATAGAAAAAAAATATCAGATGGTGTCGCTACTAAAACCACCATTTTACATACCTTTTTTCAAAAAAATAATATTGTTGAAAAAAATAACACGGATTTAAATGAAGTACAACAATATTTAATCAATGTGGATGAAACCTTTATCAACATGGCAGATTTTACTATTAATCATGATAAGTGTCAACATTGTTCCGGTGAACTTATTTCCGTTGAACACGAAGGCGTCGTTATATGTAAAAAATGCTTCAAACAATTTTCTACCTTAATTGAAAATGAAAAACCTTCGTACAAAGAACCTCCAAAAGAAGTGTGCTTTTATGCCTATAAAAGAATTAATCACTTTAGAGAAATTTTAGCACAATTCCAAGCTAAAGAAACTACTCAAATTCCAGAAGAAATTTTAAATAATATTAAAAATCAAATCAAAAAAGAACGCATTACATTATCCCAGATGACAAATATTAGAGCCAAAGATATTTTGAAAAAATTAGGCTATAACAAATACTATGAACATATCCCATTTATTAAAGATAAATTGGGCATTAAACCTCCTATTATGACACATGAATTAGAAGATACATTATGTAATTTATTTATGGAAATACAAAAACCATATGCTAAACATTGCCCTAATAATCGTGTTAATTTTTTAAACTATTATTATGTGTTGTTTAAATTATGTGAATTATTAGGAGAATTTCAATTTTTACCTTATTTTCCTATGCTTAAAGACCAATGGAAAAAAATTGAACAAGATGATATTTGGAAAAAAATATGTAAAGAATTGGAATGGGAGTTTGTTTTTACCATGTAGTTTATAAAATATTAATTTTATTTAATATTATATTTTACTATTCATTTACATCATTCCTAAACGTGGAAACCCTACCAGATTCGCACCTATACCAAATCCAGCACCCGAACGCGCACTTACTGCCATACTTGGTATATAAGTATCCAGAATACTAAATGTCGCAGCAGCTGTTAATGCTATTAGAGCAATTTCTTCTAAATTTAACGATTTTTTTGGTATCGCAAAAGCAGCTATCGCAACCATTAAACCTTCCACTAGATATTTAATCACACGTCGCAATAGTTCATTGGGATCTATTAGTTTACTTATTTTTTCCAACATATAAATATTATATAGATAAAAATATATATTATTTTTGTAATTACTTAAAAATATATTTGATTTATTTGTATAATGAGTTCATATCAAAGAAAAACTATTGATGGTAAAATAAATCCTAAATTTGTTGATTTATTAGATGAAGATAGAGCCATATCTGGACAAAAGTTTGTATGTGTTTCTTTTGTTTCACCAGAAAACATTTTAAATCAAAAAAACATGTTTTTATTTAAAAACTTCCTTAAATATTTTGATTTCAAGAACTCCATGGATAAATATAACCAATTTCTAAATTTTATTAGTTTCAAATATAACATTAATTATGATAAGTTAAGCTTCGACTTTAAAGAATTTGTTGATTCTGAAAAAGAGAAAATATCCAACGGGACCACCGTCGAAGATGAATGGAAAAATTTTTTAGATGCTAAAGAAGACGACTTAACTAACGAATTTAATTCCATTAATGATTTCCAAACTAACACGCGTGGCTTAAAAGTTAGAGGTACATACCCTACACAACAAGAAGCGGAATTACGATGTGTTATGTTGCGCGAAAGTGACCCTAACCATAACGTTTATGTTGGACCCGTAGGTATGTGGATGCCATGGGAACCTGAGGCATATAAAACAGGTCGCGTTGAATATTTAGAAGAAGAATTAAACCAACTTATGCATGAGAAAAATAAAAACGAAGTATTTGCTAAACAAGATTTTGATAATAGAATTAAGGAAGCTAAACAAGATGCTATTCAGGAGAATATTAAATTAGCTAAGAAAACTGGTAATAAGCTTACTCAAAGTATTACAAAGGATGGTGAACTTATTGGCGTTCAAAATACTACGAATACTATTGAACAAACATTTGTTGATTCCGGACAAATTTCTTCTTCTGATATTCGAAAAGAATTGTTTGAAAGTACTAACGTTGGAACTAAATCTTCCAAGAAAACTAATTAATTTATTTATATAGTATATATGAGTAACAAACCAGGAGCAACGGACGACAATACCCAATATGGCTATGACCCCGAGGGGACAGCATATGGCTTCCAAAGATCATCGAACGGAGGTCCGGTGAATGTGGTTGCGGAGGCGGTGGTACTGCCCACATATAACAGGGGCGACAAAGTCGGAGAATTTGTGGTCTTGGAGCATAACAAGTTAACCGATGATTATACCGTTAAAAGAAACGATGAAATTCACCGCTTAACAAGCCAAGGGATAGAAGAAGCAGCAGAACAATTAGAACAACAATTAGAACAACGGAATGTGAAACCACAAGATAATACAGAACTAGATGCTTTGGCACAAGAAGAAATTCGAAAATTTAGGGGCAAGAGGACGACAAAAAAAGCACCCAAAAGAGCAACTCAAAAAAAAGCACCCAAAAGAGCAACTCAAAAAAAAGCACCAAAAAAATCAACTCAAAAAAAAGCACCCAAAACATCCAAAAAGGGTAGGAGGACGAATACTCCAAAAAAGAAACGTAAAACACGACACCGCCGCACAAAACGTCGCCGTAAATAAATTGAGCCTTATTTATAATATTATTAATATTATAAATGAATCCTATGTCTACTGATATTTCTACCAACAACATTTCATATGAAAAAAACATCGTGATTATATCTAAACCTAAAAATAAAATACCTAAATGTAATTATACGGGATGTAAGAAAAAACTAAAATTATCCGATATGCCCTGTAAATGCACTAAAATATTTTGCAGAACACATAGATTACCTTCAAATCATCTATGCGAAATCAATTATTTAAAAATTACTCAAAATATTTTATCCAAAAATATCGGAGATGCTACTACATTTAATAAAATTTCTACTATTTAATTTATTAAACTGCAATATGACTAACTAATTCAACTACTTATTTACATAATATCTACCTTGTCCAACAAATCTATATAATACTAGTTTCAAAACTGCCTGGCTGATTTTCAAATTAATCCATTTCTATTTGTATTTTTTTTAGGTTTACTTTTTTTTAAAAAGTTTAATGTATCTTTTTCTATTTTCACCAGGCTGTTTTTTTGTATTATTTTATTTTATAATAATAATAATCCAACGTGGGAAAACTAATATTAGTTATTCACCATTTATTTTTTTTGACGTTTATTCGCGGACCCTTTTTTTGCGCGTTAGAATCAAACATATCACCTTCATCGCCATCACCATCGCCCATTTCACGTGATATATCCCAAAATTCTTTAGAACCTAATTTGAAATCCCCATGAGGACACGCCTTATACCAAAATATTTGGTCGGTTAATTTATTGGATTTCGCATTATTGCTTACTACCAAACATTCGTAATTTTCGGTACATTGATCCATTACCTGGCAAAAACTTTCAAATGTAGGAAACATTCCTGCAAAATTTTCATATATTCGTTTGCGGTTCGTGAGATATGGTTCTCTTAAAATAAAAGTATAATCTATATTTGTTCTCAGGTTTGGTGGCACCCCCAAAGGGTATTGCATTGTTATTATTAACATTATCTTCCAATGACGACCGTTCATGAAAAGTAAGCGCATTAATTTATCACGCGCCCAAGTATTATCATACAAGCAATCGTCTAGTATAACAAATGTCCTCGGGTCTATATTTGTCCTCCCATACACTTTTTTTTCTTTTTTAATTTGATTTAATACTATTTTTTGCCTTTTCAACACATTTTCGATAATAGCGGTATTATATTCATCATGAATAAATAATTTAGGAACCATACTCGAATAAAATCCATTCCCAGCTTCAGTTCCCGACATAACCGTCCCTATCGGAATGTCCTGGTGATAGAAAAGCAAATCACGCACCAAGTAACTCTTCCCCGTATCTCGCCTACCAATTAATACAATCACGGGTCCCGTATTTTTATTTGGATCAAACGATATATTTTTCATATTAAATTTCTTTAATTCTAAATTCATAATACTAATCATTTACATATTAATATGAATTAATATACGCATATTACTAAATATTGTTCGACCAGTTATTTAGGTTTAAAACGTAGTTTTTTTGTATCATAATTAGTTAATGTTTAATATAAATTATACAAAAAACGATAATTCATTATTAAATAAAACTTTGCGAGAAAAAACATTAATTATCAATATTCAAAATTATATTCCGCTTTATAATAAATTTTTTACATTTAGTGAACATAATTTTAATAACTTTAATTTAAATCAACATTTTTCCATTACGCAAATTTATGATAAAATTGATAATAATATATTTAAATGTAACGTTATTGATAGTTCACAAAACAAATCGATGGTTTCTTCTTTCTTTAAATTTTCCCCATTATTAGACCCAATAAAATATATGAGTGGAAAATTTGATATATCTGAAAATATCAATATACTTCCCCAATATCTTAAGCCTGGTGATGATACATATGTTAATAACAAATTATATGATTATAATAATTCCGCTTATGTTGATGGTTTTTTTTCATATTTATCTAGTCAATTATTACATAATTACGGTTTTATTCATGGTATAGATTTTTATGGTTCTTTTTTAGGTAACAAACAAGATTATAAATATAATATTATCGATGATATTAATTATTTACACGATAGTGATTTTTTTTATAAAAACAATGATGTATTATTTAATATTGAAGATATTAAAGGATTAAAATTGATAAATAATCATACACGGAATTATAAACGAAAAATTAATATTCAGAAAAATGTTAATTTGGGTGAAATAGCCACCGATCTAGACGATGATTTATTTGATAATCTTTTTTATAAAACGAATGAATCAGAATTAACTATTCAAAATTTAAAAAAATATAATTTAGATAATAATATTATTTATGAAAATAATGATTATTTAACCAAAATGTCTCAATCCAGTTGTTGTTCGTCGCGTACATCTGATACATCATTAGATGCTAAGCGTGATACAGATGAAAGTAATGGTGATGATGAGAATAGCGTTAATGATAGTGACGATGACGGTGATAGTGATGATGAAAGTGATGGTGATAGTGATGGTGATGGCGATGGCGATAGTGATAGTGATGATTGCGATAGTATGTATAATGATAGTGAATCAAGTCTAGCATTATCGGATACTGAAATTACTGCTAATATAAATAATTTCCCTGTACAATTAATATCTCTTGAATTACTTGATTGTACCCTCGAAAAATTAATAGAACTCGAGGATGATAAGACGGTAACAATTTATAAAGATAATAAACCAAATCAGGTTAATGCTATGAATAGTGCGGAGACAAAATCATGTTTATTCCAAGTAATTATGATATTAACTACGTATCAAAAGGTATTTGATTTTACCCATAATGATTTGCATACCAATAACATTATGTTTAATTTAACAGATAAACAATTTATTTATTATAAATACGCGAATGTACATTATAAGGTTCCAACGTACGGTAAAATTTATAAAATAATTGATTTTGGTAGGTCAATTTATAAATATGGAAAAAATGTATTTTGCAGTGATAGTTATAAAAACAAGGAAGATGCTGCTGGTCAATATAATTTTGGTCCATATTACAATAATAATAAACCAGAATTAAAACCTAATAAAAGTTTTGATTTATGTCGATTGGGGACATGTTTGTTTGATTTTTTTGCGTTAGATCCGGAAGCAGATGAGGATGATGATTTAACAGAAGATGATAAAAACATTATGTCTTTAATAAATGATTGGTGTACTGATACCAAGGGGCGAAATATAGCGTATAAAAAAAATGGAGAAGAGAGGTATAGTGATTTTAAATTATATAAAATGATATCCCGCACAGTAAATGGAAAAGAACCGGAGATTCAAATGAAAAGCGAATTATTTAAGAAATATATAATTTCAAAAAAAAAATTGAAAAAGAAACATAAAATTATAAACATCGATTTAATGCCAAAATTATTTACATCTTCTTAAATATGTTTCATGTTTTCGGAACACATAAAAAGCATTTGTCACCATACGATTTACTACTCATTCGCACGGTTCATATACACCCCCCACATTCATATAAATTAACAATTTCAAATTGTTAATTTCCTAAATTGATAATTAATTAAAAATTGGGATTGTTAATATATACTTCAGGCACATCTTTTGAAATATTATCGGTAAATTGGCTTAGCAAAAATAAACCAGTTACTACACTCATATAAGTAAATAGAGTGTCTCGGACTAAAAATTTAAACGGCTTAACTTCTTTTAAAATTAGTTTTTGTTCGAATAACTTTAAAATTAAGTATATTATGGATATACACAAGGCTGTTAAAAATATAGAATATTCCATTTAGTATAGTATTAAAAAAAAAGCAACTTAATTTACCGCAGACTACATTAAATCTATATCGCCTAGTAATAATTCAGAATTAGAATTAAGCGGCGTTAATGTTTCTATGCCTAAAACATCAGATTTTAAGTCCACATGTTCGTTATTTTTAATTACCAATCTTTCATCTTCTTCTTCCTCCTCATCATCATATTCCGCTTCTTCTAATTTTCGCTGAATGTTTCTTTCAGTTTCTATTTGTGTTAATCTTTCAGGTGTTTTTGGCGCGTTAACAACGCTTTCTCGATTTGTACCCATATCTAACACCGAATCATTATCATTAAATGTTAAATTAGTTTTCACCGCTTCATTTACAATCCTATTTACTGTAGATGCGACCACCGTTGATGTATCTACCACCGGTGTATCTACCACCGATGTATCTACCACCGATGTATCTACCACCGATGTATCTACCACCGCCACCTCATCTATTTCTGGTAAAAGATTTACATCAGATTTGTCCGAAAGAGGCACAGGGACAGGAACCGTTATATCAGATTTAGCAACAGTAATAGTTGTAGTATCCACATCATCTTCCTGTTCTTCACTTCTTTTAAGTTTGTCAGCTTCGATTTCTTCAATATTTTTTTCAACTATTTCTTCTATAACTTCCTCAGTTACTGTTTGATCTATATAAGCACGTAAAATCTGTTCGACCGGCATATTATCTCGAATCACTTCTAAAACACTTTCACGAACCAATATTTCACATTCACGCATGTTTTTTTGATATTGCAAAGGTTGTATATTTTTTTCAAATAAATATATATTACTATATAATTTCCTGGCAAGCCGACAATACACATTATGTACGAAATCAGATAATTTGGGTATGTCGATGTCGATTTTTTTTTGTTTGTCACTAACTCGTATACTTGTAAGCATCTTTAGTTTCGTAATATGCACACAAGTAAGCATGTCTTCTAGGTAATTACATTGACTATCAGTAATAATTCGATTTGTTTCATCCATAATTATTTTATTATTCCATTTTGGAATCCTGGCTAAAAAATTTTGAAAAGTCATCAGATATTTCGAACCTTCATCATTTTCTTCACATAAAGCACACGCTTCTTTAAATATAGAATGAATACCACTAATCACTAAAGGTGTAATTATACCTACGAGGCGCGCCGACCATTCACCCTTTGACTCACTCATAACATTCATGTTAAAATCATCCATTTAAATATTTAAGATATTTTCTAAAGGTACTTCCTTACGCAAAAAAATATAATATAAACTTATAAATATTATTAATTTTTCATCTCTAAATTCGTTTTTGATTTTTTTTATATAAACTATATATTTATATTTGTCGTCTATATGTCTCGATTCTTCCACAAATGATAAAATATCAAATATTGAAAAACCCTTATTATAAAGAATTGTTGTAAAATTATGAAGCTTAATTAGGTTATTATAATTGTCATGGTTTGCCATCTCACGTTTAAACCATGTGTTATTATCGTTAACCCTAAATTTGTTATATAGCGTTTGTCGTGTACCATTAATAATTGGTTTGGGTACATGTATTATGCAAAATCGGGATAATATTGGTTTCAATAATACATTTTTATCTTCAACTATTATAAAAAAACGGGTTGTATGACTAAATAATTCTATACATCTACGCAACGCTGATTGCGCATCAATAGTCAATTTTTCCGCATTATAAAGTATTATCGATTTAAAATGATTGCCATGTTTATTATTTATATTTTTTTTGGCAAAAAATTTCAATTGGTCTCTTATAAAACGTATGCCTTTACCATGTGCACAATTTACATTCATAACACAATCTTTCATTTCTGTATGCGTTTTATATATCGAATTAATTAAATAATTCATTAAATGACGCTTACCCACTCCCAATTCACCGTGGAAAATAATATGCGGTATTCTCTTTTTTTCTATGAAATATTTGATCTTGTCCTTTATTTTCAGATGTATCGGTAGCATTAATTATTAGAATAATTAATTATTTAATTACTAATTATTATAAATACTTATTATGCAACACTAGATAGAGATTTTGTATAAGGATTGTTTTTAAAAGCATCTAATATATCCCCCTGGTTTCTTTGCATATTTATATCTACCTCCCGCCCATTTTTATACGTAACCGAACCATAAGTACTTTTACTTGGCGCATTATTTGGCATATTTACAGACATATATCCAGGGTTCACACCTTCATTTTTCACATTTTGTACATTAATGTCACCATTAAATAATTGCATACTACCTACATTTGGTCTATTGAAGTTCGCATTTATTTCTTTAATATCATTCAAATTCGCGTTGTATTCCGCCGTATATATCCGAGCATTGGATATACTTGCTGACGCATTTGGCACATAACCCTTATTTGTCGTATCCCGTTGATTTGAAATTGGTTGGTGCATATTCACCGTATAACCATCAGTCGCAGTTAGACCACCCATTAACATATGCTTCGTATCTTCCGTTTGCTCTTTTATTGTCGTTTTCGGTTTATCACGCATATTTTTTACAAATGTTTCACCACGACCCCTTACATAACCTACCGGATTTATATTCCCTATCATATTTTCCTTTCGAGATGGTCTCAACATGTCCAAAATAGGTGCTACTACAGCCATCGCCCCGCGACCTACTGGTCCAAATAAATCTGCCTGTTTCCCATCTGTACGATTATTATTAACTATGCTAAAACCCTTTTTACCATAATCGTCCCCAGCGCCATTCCATTTATTTTTTATATTCGGAGCACCCATCATCTTATGCTTTGTTTCCGATTTAAACGAACCCTCATAATTTTGTTGCTGATAAATACCCTGCTTTGTATTATTCGTTAATCCATAATGCTCCCGCGTCGTCGTTTCACGATTCTCTTCTGGTATTATATATTCTGGTCTCCCTGTCTGCGCCTTCTCTACCCCAGTTGTAGTAAACCATCGCGAAGAATCATTGATAAAAAATGTATCCGGACGATTTTTCTCGATTTTCCCATGAATTCCCATATTTGATATCGCAGCCTTCGCACCCAATACCACACCTTTATATGATTGCTTGGGATTGTTTTCTGTACGCAATTCATCCACCGATTTTGGTTTATATGTATCCCGTTGCATCAACGCAGAATTATAACCACCCGTACCCTCGCTCCCATAACCTTGATTTAATCCAGGACCAACTTGTATCGATTCAAATGGTTTCGAATTATTTTGCTTTCCTGTTATATTAGACCTCATCCTTTCTTGAATAAAATCATTCGCATTTGGCATCCCATTTTGCCAATTCATATCACTTTCCGGTTTAAATAATGGTCCACGCTCCTCCTTTTTTATATGTTGCGAACCACTCCCCGAATAACTATCCAACAAACTTTCATTATGACCTGATACCCTCTGTGTCACCTTCGACCCGAAAAACGGTACCATATTATTATGATGCATTTCCGTTCGCGTTATCGCATCACCCGTTAACGATGTGAATCCAACATTATTTTCTTGTCTTAATTTATCCTTACCACGATTTTTATGCGTTTCCGATTTGAAAAACTCATCCGTAGCAGATGTTTCACTCGCATATCTCATCGTATTTTCACGCAAATTTACTTCCGTATTATCCTCGGGATAATTTCGTTCTTCCGACTTAACCAATAAACCATCCCGATTTAGATTTTCATAATTTTCTACTACACCATAATTTTGTTCTTCACCATAAGTTTCAGGCGGTTTTTCCTTATTTGATAATATATACATAATACCTAAAGCAATACCAGGAATAGCGATTTCCATTATATATAAGTAATATATTTTCTTATATTACTTATTTACCCATTATCCACATTACTGCCTATATGGCGTTTCCGGTATTACCGGATTATGATAATCCCTTTCCAATAATCTTGTATTCAAATTATTTGTAAATCTCATTTCCACATTTGCCTGAGGATCCAAAAACAACGGGGACTTGTGATTTTGTTCTAAATCTAAATACATCCACGCTGGATGCGTCGTCCTCGATTGATCCGTCATATTATTACTTTTAAAAATATGTTTTTGATTTATTATCGTTTTCGTTTTTGACCCTATCGTCTTTTCACCATATTTATTTACCCTTTTTGTTAGACCTATTAATTCACTATCTATATCAATCGGATGCCCCCCTACCACATATCCTAAATTTCCACCCCATTTTTGTAATCTACAATATGGATCATTACTAGCAACCAACGTATCTGATGGACCAGGCGTATTTAACATATATCTACCAGGACCCGTCGCTTCTTGTAATAATTTATTTGTTCTACATTTATCATAATTAAATCTTGTATTCGCCATCTTAATATATATAAGTATTAATATTTTTTTCTTAAATCACTATCTGAATAACAATCTCTTAATTCTGTCATCGCCAACGCTTTCAAAGAATTACAGTGTTCCACAGATATATTATTATTTAATACCATTTCTTTTAATTTTTGTTTCGCATCTTGATTTTGGTTATTTAATATTATCGCTTTATGTAAAAATATTCCCACTAATGTATAATTATCTGACCCAGAATCCAATAAATCTACCGCTAAATTATAAAAAACATTTGAAGGTTTCAATTTTAAATACGATTTATAATCACCATACTGGTTTATTATCGACATATAAATATATGTCATATATTTAATTATTCTGTTATTTTAAACATATCTATACCTGTACCCCAAACGTAATCAACAATTTCATATTTTTTAATTACACCTATCATTATATTAGTCCCATCTATATCAACCGCACTCCCAAAGTACCCCGCCCAGTGAGCCGTATTGTCAAATTTATGCGTTTCAATTCTATATACCTCACCGGCTACTGACCGACCCCATTCACCATTATTATTACGTTCGTATAAGTATCCGGACCCAAGCTCACCATTCCATTTATATATACCTACAATTATGTATTTGCCACTTATTCCCACTCGCATAGAATAGGAAGCACCATCTGCGAGCCAGTCGCTTGGTAAAAGTTTTACCGTTTCTTCTCTATAACTTTGTCCCACATTTACCCCCCAATTACCCGCTACATCCCGTTCATAAACATATATACCCCCCCGAGGGTTATTATTGCTATTACTCGCATAGTTATTCTGTGAATACCTGGAACCTATCACCGCATAATTTCCACTTATTGCAACACTCGTTCCAAAGATTCCGTATTGCTTGGGATCGGATGGCAACAATAATTGTGTCTCAGTTCTATATATTTGTCCCACCACCTCCGTCCCCCAATACCCATTTATATTACGTTCGAAAATATAAGCTCCACCATGCGCTGCATTGGTCGTTCCAAACGTATAACCTGGAGCACCTATCACAGAATAATCACCATTCAAATCCAGATATTTACCAAATGCCCTATACCAACCAACGGTACTTTCTTGCAGTTTTACTGTCTCTGTATTCTCACTTTGACCAGATACATTTGTACCCCAGACCCCATTTACATCACGTTCATATATATAAACCGCACCACCTATTCCACCAATATTGTTATGCGTTTGACCCACCATTGCCGTTGTCCCACTAATCGCAACCGCTCGTCCAAATTGTTTAAATGGAATCCCATCACTAGGTATTAATTTCTGCGTTTCAGTGCGATACACTTCATTAGGCACATCATCCCCCCAATATCCATTAGTACCCCTTTCATATATATATGCACTTCCTATCGAATTATTGGACCCAGCAGCCGCACCCGCTATCGCATATGTACCATCCAGCGCTAATGGAGCACCAAATTGATCACCAGGGGCAAAATCCGACGCATGCATCTTTACCACAAAAATCCAGGCATCATTTATATATTCGAAAACAAAAAATGCACCTGTCGCAACACCATTTACGTTGTCTACAAAATTACCATACATAGCATATACACCACTTATAGCCACATATTCATATTCTAGTGTACTAATCGTGGTACCAGAATTATATGCGGTTGCTTGTGGGTCCAGTAACGTTGTAACAAATTGTACCATCTCAGGTATCCGACTGACATCTACAACCGTACGCGCTATATTTTCAGCTACATTCCCTTGAGCATCAAATAAATCCGTGCTATCCCCCAATTTATTATATGTTATCCAAACGCTTTCAGAATATTTTATACCATCATTTAACGTTAATATTATTTGCCCACTCGCATCAATCCTTATGCTTTCATATACTACATTCGATTGATATCCCGTATCAATATATGTCACATCTATCATGAAGACCGTTTTTAAAATATTTTCATTCGGTTCTATGCCTTCATGGAATTGGATTATTATCTCATCCGTATTATATTGATTAATATACGAACCACTATAATCTGGTGTATTTGTATCTGGGGGATACGGGTATATTTTATATTTTTTTGAACGTGTTAAATTACCAATTAGTTTCTCCTTTATATAATTATCCTGGAAATATTCTATACGTTCATTATATACATTCACGGTATTTATTTTTTCGTAAAATAATATGCGCTTTTGCTCCGTGTCAATTGATGATATAATCATCGTTTTACCCATCGTATTAAATTCATCACCCATAGTTATCAAAGGGTGTATCCCCACATATATATCAAGCGTTTCATAAGTAGGTAAACTTTCTAATAAAATATTCGATACATCTATTATATTTTTTGTAGAAGCGCTATTTATTGTATAATTATATTTAAAATGTTCATACCAATTTAAACTTACGTCCGTTATTATTGTTATCTCGTTAGTATTAACCAATACACTATTTATACCCATCGACCCACTTTCATAATAATTATTATTTATGTCAAAATCGTCCGCTTTATATTGCCTTTTAATTATAAAATTATTTTCACATATATCCGTTTCATATATTTCACGTGGTGTATTCAAAGTAAACACTATTTTATTTTGAGGTAATAACCCAGATAATTTTTCAAAATTATAACCATTATACACCGTAGCTGATGTAATAGTAGGACGCACAAGTATTAGATTATTTGGTTGTATCGTGAAATTATTAACCATATTATTATTTTGATCAATTAACACATTTTGTATGTCATCGACGGGGGATGCGTAATAATTCACCACTATTTCATCTCCTTCTTGGACATAATGTACCCCATTATTATACTCAAGTATTATTTTTATTTTATTGTTAATTATTTCTATTGATGATATAATAAAATGATCTTCGGTATTTGAATAACCAATTTTATATACTGAAAATTTATCCTTATCAAGTGTCGCAGAATTATTTGATAAATCCGCATTATATGTTATTAATATTTCATTTTCCTTGTTAAAAAAATCATTACGCACACTTGATGATATATATAAAGGTTTCACATAATTAATTACATTAATATCATTATTAAAACTATCAATTGGTAACAAATTTGTAAATGCACTATTAAATGTTATTTGGTTATTTACAATACTAGGTTTTATATAACGTACTATCACCTCTTCATTTGATAATATAGCATTATATAATTTAACAATTATATTCCCGTTATATGTCCCCACGCCCAATTCAACCGAACTTACATCCACATTAACTCCGTTGACTTTCAAATTTAAATCATTACCACATATATCACCACCTATATTAAATAATATGTTAAAAACTAAATGAATATCATATGAATTATCATCCAACACAAACGCAGTAGTAACATATGGTTGTATTTGTATATCAACGGACTTATTTGATATATTATCAACGGCATTACCATTATCATCTTTCAATTGATTTGATAGATTGTTAGGTTTTGTATAATAAAATAATATTACATCATTTATTGTAACGGGTAAATTATCCTGTGCTGTAAAATTTAATTCTAATATACCACTAATATCTATAATTACACTTGAAATTGTTAATACTGATCCACTTGACCTTTGTAATGAGAAATTACCTGATAATAGGTTATTATTTGAAGCTAATGGTACATTAAATGGAATCTGAACTATGTGAGGTTCATCGTTATATATTACCGAGTTGTATAATGTCGAATAAATTGGTGGGATGGTATTTAGTATAATTTTGGGATTTGTGAAACTAATGCTTGGATTACCGTTATCATCCTTTATATTAAAATTAGAATCAGCATTTTGTATATAATTAAATGTTAGGTTCTGCATCGATGTAACCTCTTGATCCAGAGTAATTATAATTTTCCCATTAACGATATTAATATTATTAATTATGGATGTTATTCCTTCTATTAAAACAGTAAAATCATTAAGATTAAAATTAGTATTTATGGAAATATTCACATCAAATGTTATTTCAATCTTTGTTGTTTCCAAGGTAGTACCAGAAACAAATATGGGAGGTATCGTATTATTTACAATAACATTATTGGGATAATCTAAAACACGATTATCGTGTATGTCCCTAATATTAATATGGTCCAGTTCGGTCATATCCACCATATCATACTTAAATTTAATATTTTCCATGGAAGTAATATTGTCTTGTAGACTAATTATAACAGTGCCATTATTAGTGACTATAGCAGAGGTAATTATAACTGGCAAATCATTATTGGTTATATTAAAATTATTACCACAAATATCATTATTAGGTGCGATGGGTTCGGAAAAAATAAATAATATTGTATTAGGGTCGGTTAATTCTGTACTAATTAAATTGGGTGGTATCGAATCGATAGTGTTAATAATATTTGTGCTATTGTCGAAAGATGATATATCGTTGTTATAAATTCCTTGTACATTTAATATAGATGTTGAGACGTTGCGTATATAATAAATGTGTATAATACCTTCATCGATAATATTATCCTTCATTTTTAAAAATAGCGAATTGCTATTATCGAAAACTCCAACGGATGAAATATCAGTATCAAGTTCATTAATCTTAACTATAAAATTACCTGGTGAAATATCAGAATTGTTAATAGTAGAATTAAATGTTAATATTATTCTTTTTAAATCTGCGTTAGTAGCTTGTCCTGAAACAAAAAATGGAGGTAATTTATTCATAATGGTGGTAGTTGTAGCTAATATTGGGAGTTGTTTTATTATTTCTGTGAATTTAGATGCGCCCGAGTATTCTCTATAATTTAAGTTACGCGTATATTCAGTATATTCAGTATATGTGTTATTATTTTGGTAATATTTTAAAGTGAATGTGTCATCATAATTAAAAATATCTTGCATAATAATTAGTAAAGTTTTCATGGTGGAAGAAGTATATTTACTATCATTTGTTTCAAATATGTCAGTTTGTATTATAATTTTATTGTGTTGTGGGTCCTGTCCGTTGACAAATATTTCATATGATAAACTATTATTAATAAAAGTAAAAAAATGAGGATCAAAATGTAATATTATCCCTTGATTATATTCTTGATTTGTGGTTGGGTTGGTAACGTGTTGTACGATTTCACCGCCTAATAAAACAGGTTGAACCTGATTTGTAATCCAATTATATGGTTCAACTTGGTTATACAATAAAGAATTAGTTCTAAGATAATTACCTGATAAATCTGTTAATTTCTGATTACTTGTATCACCAGGATATGTGTATTGGATATAACCGATGGCGCCATTATTGACGATACCATTGAGTTCTAAATATACATTACCATTAAAAATGGTACCCCTAACAATATTAAGGGTCGATTGAAATGCGGGACTATATTCGGTGATAGGGAATGAAGAAAATTTGTATCCGGTAATATTAGTTTGAAAATCATTACCGCAAATATCGTTGGCTGAAATATCAACATCAAAATCGATAATAATAGTATTAGGGGTCCCATTAAATACAGTTTTACTAATTAATATAGGTGCGACTCTATTTTGTATAGGGGTAGTAAATGTTTTCACGGGTATATCTGTATAATTAGTTAAATTTTTCGATAGGTCGCTTTCATTTTTAATATATTGTATAATTACTTCTTCCATAGAAGAAACGTATTCGCTGATAGAAATATTAACGATCCCGTTTAAAATGATAACCTCGTTGATATTAATTTGGTTAGTATTTATAAAAACTTTAAAATCGTTATTAATATTGAGAGATGTATTAATATCTTTAATATTTTCATCAAATATAATTGAAATATTATTATTGACCTGGTTTGAAATATACCCTTCTTTAAATTTGGGTGCTAAATAATTGATTATTTGTTTATCTATGAAAGATAAGACGGCGTTGCCATTATCATCAATAATATTATGTGCGCTATCATCAATTTTAGTGTAAGTAATGGTTACATTTTCACCTGTAAGGATATTATTTCCAATAATAATTTCTATATCTTTATCATTATTAACGACTATGGAGTTAATATCAATAGAAGTGGTGTTAATTTTAATGGAAAATGTATTAAGATCGAATGTATTGTTAGTAGAAATATCACTATCAAAGTTGATGATAATTTTATTAGGAAAATTATCTTCGACGAATCCATTTTGAAATACGGGTGGAATATTATTAATAATTGTATTATATAGAAATGTATCGAGTTCATTACCAACTAAATCGGTAATGTTGTTATAAATATTGTTTGTTTTAAGATAGCTAAGATTGACATTCATACCCGATGTGATTGTATTGGCGATGGTTATATTTATGAAATTATCGTTAATTGTGAAATTAGTGATATCAACGCTATAATTGTCTGCGATACAAGTAAAGTTATTGATATTTATATTTTCATTATTGAAAATATGTTCTGTAAATTCAATGGTGATAATATGTGGTGAATCTGGATTAATTAGTCCATTTATAAAAAAGGGTGGTGTGGTATCAACTAAATTGCTGATGGCGATGGGTCCAAAGGAAAGTAAATGATTCCCTGCTCTATCATTAATATTATTATTGGTATTAATAAGGTCACGGGTATATTGTATTTTTAAAAATTTCTGTTCTCTAATAGGGGTATTTAATGATAGTAAAAGATTGCCGCTATTATCAACGGAAATGTCGTGAATGGGGGAGTTGTTGTTATTGATAAAAAGATTAAAATCATTAGTTGAAATATTAAAATTTTCCGCGATGGGTTCGTTAAAAATAATGTGTACGATATTTGAAGAATCGGTGGTAACTTTTCCATAATAAAAGAGGGGTGATTTAAAATCGATAAGGTCGTAATCGATTATGGTATTATCTGTATTTAAGTTTTGTATGCTTCTTTCTTTTAATTTCAAATATGCGACTTTCTTGAGATGTTTGCTTTGTTCGGGGGTAATAATATTAATATCGATCATATGGGTGATACTGGCTTGAGCGTCCATATTATTTTTATTTAAAAGTAATGACTGGTGAAATAAAATTACGATATCGCCAAAATTAGAATCATTATTATCAAAATCATCATAAAGGCGTTTGGCATCATTAAAAAATAAATCTGAGAGCCTATTAGTTTTATAGAGAGCATAATCCAGGTATTGCCCCTTTAAATACATATATAATAGTGTATTATATATTTATCTTCTAAAAATAACGGGGCGTTGTTTTGCTTCAATAAATAGTGGTTCTGGTAAAGAAACGTATGTATCGTTGAATAATTTCATTTCATCAAGGTAATTTGTATTGGGTTTTTTAAAAGTATTTGTTTCTACTAAATTGGATAAGCCGATACCAAATAAGGAACTTTCAACATCAGCAGCATTAGTGGATAAAACGTTGTTATTATATCCACCTTTCATCATACCGATATTAATACCCGAAGTGGGTAATCGGCTGTTTTGGGGGATAGCTTGATGCCTAGCGGTTTTATATAGCATATGATTATTATTGAGCAATGATTCTTGTTTATATTTACCTGGTAAATTGATTAATCTAGTAGATGCCATATGTATATACGAATATATAATTATTCACCGTATAATTCATTAATTTTACTGATAAGGTTATTGTAATAGGTATCATCGATAAAAGTTGGTTCGTGAGAATAAAAATTGGTCAAAGTTTTGTGAAAGGTATCAAATATATCGTATGAAAATAAGAAGACGATGAGGTCTCTGTTGGATAAATCGATAGGTAAACGCTTACTGATTTTTGTTTTTAAGATGTTAAATATTTCTTTAAATTGGGAGAAATTACAAATACTTTCGTATAATTGGTCCATTTTATCTACAACAAGGTCATCATCGAATTCTGTTAAATTGAAAACGCTTAAGAATTGATTTCTGTAAAGATTATCGGAAGTGGTACCGATAGAGGTGGAGGATAAGTCTACGTTATCATATGAGACGTTAATATTTATATTGTACATAATATATAATATAAATAATCTTTAAGTGAAAATAGTAATATGGTGATGTTAAAAT